GGACTAAAAAAGGCGTTTTCCTTGATCCGCCATACGACCAGACATTACACAATAATGGGTGTTACAACCACGATACTAACGGCATAAGCGAGGCAGTCAGGGAATGGGCTATAAAAAACGGAGAACGGGAGGATTACCGTATTGTCTTGTGCGGTTACGAGGGGGAACACGAGATGCCCGAAAACTGGATAAAAATTCCGTGGGTGGCAAATCGGTCATATGGAACCCGCAGGAGGTCAAAGACCGATGAAAACCGGTATAAAGAAAGATTATGGATATCCCCGCACTGTACACGACGCAAGGCACTGGGTTCAATAGTACCCCTCACCGCGTTCTCCTGATTGCTCGTGTTCATCATGCACCCCGTAAGGAGTACAAATACCACAACAATCCAGAGCGCAATTATCCATGTGTCTCTTTCCATAATTGCTATTATAACACTCGTTATATAAAAAAGATAAGGCAATATATGATAATAGATAATTATAAATACTATTAGCACTATACATAATATTATATCGGGGAAACCCGGAAAAAGAGGTGAGAAAGAATGACAACACTAAAGACAGAAGTAAATTATGGGAAGGGGTGGGAACCCACCACCCCGGACCGGCTCATTCAAGCAGTCCGGTATGCATACGGTGACCGGGTTGCCAAGTCGGCGTCCCTACTCATAGCCGGACTGCCGGGCACAAAGCCGAACAAAATCACGGACCAGTTGTTCACCGATGACGGGCTGCGGACCGTGTTTGCCGCATACAGGGTGAGGAGGTGACATCCCCCATGCCCTCAAAATTTGAGAACGGTGAGTTCAGAGAGCTCACAGAAGATGAGCTCTATCCCGAACCCAATGTCTGGTCTTGTCCTGACTGCGGTGAGGTATTCTCGCCCTCTGAATACCTCCCGGAGTCTACAAACTGCCCGGCATGCGGCAGGCTCCTCCGGCGCTAACAATCTCTTTTTTTTCACGGTCAGGAACCCGTTATAAGGCGCCTTCGCTCACCTTTTCATCAATGACAGGTGCATTCGGGTTTTCATTCCCAGCACGGCGGTCCCGGTTCGGGCTGTTGTGGGACATGATGATGATGACATATTCGGATGAGATTCCGGGAACGGTGGCTGACCACGACCTGAATTTCGAATATTTCCGCTCTGCTGACCAATTTCTCGATTTGCTCATACTCTGCCGCGAGGTTCTTGATGAAACGAATAGAGAAACAAACTGAATTCGGTTGTTTCTGTCAGGTGTGCGGCATAGCACTCTATGACAACGAGGTTGCCGGCGAGATACGGGGTGATTACATCGACTACCTCAACCGTCACACCGGGGAAGCATCAATCGTGTTCTGTCACGAATGCTGGGTAAACGTGCTCGACAAATTCAATGGCGGAATCGAAGAGGCTGTCAGGCGCAGGAGAATGCTGGATGGCAGATAATCATACTACTGCCAGATACCAAATATATCTTTTTTTTAACAATTTTCATATAACCGGTGATAGTTACCATGTGGAAGAATCGGATTATCGGCACGGGCACAGCAGACCCGGTAGACCTTATCCCAAATCCAAAAAACTGGCGGAAACATCCACGCGAACAAGAATCTGCTCTTGAAGGCGTAATTGAAGAGATTGGTTGGATACAAGATATCATCATCAACCAGAGAACCGGGAGAATGATTGACGGGCATTTAAGGGCAGAATTGGCAATAAAGAACAAAGAAAAATCCGTTCCTGTCAAATACGTTGACCTTTCAGAAGAGGAAGAGGCAAAAGCACTCTTAACACTCGACCCCATCACGGCGATGGCTGAAGCAGACAAAGAAAAACTTGCAGAACTCCTTCAGACCGTCACATCAGATAATGAAGATGTAAAAAAATTGCTGGATGGGATTGGCAAGGAATATAAAATACAAACAAAAAAGGCAGAAGAGGACGATTACGAGCCACCAGAAGAGATTGAGACTGATATTGTCAGGGGCGACATTTTCCAACTCGGCAGGCATCGCGTGATGTGTGGAGATTCGACCTGCCTTGAAGATGTTGAACGGGTGATGGATGGGAAGAAAGCAGATATGGTGTTCACAGACCCGCCGTATGACATGCCAAACGAACTTCTTGAAAAAGCATTTATGATAACAGAAAACTTTTCAGACCTTCAGTTCTGGATGGGTGCAGATAAACAACAAATATATCTCTGCAATAAATTCAATGAGAAATTTACTCATTTTTTTGTTCATGACTTCAAAATGGGAACACTCATCTCGAATAATCAACCAATGCAAAGGCACAATTTAATATCGAAATTTGGAAATAAAAAATGCAATAATCTGAAAGATGCATTTTGCACAGTAATACAGGTTGCAACAACGCGCAATAATTCAAAAGAACACAAATTATTCAGGATGGGCAAAAGAGTCGAATTACCTGCAACATTTATCGAACATTATACACAACAAAACGATATTGTTCTTGATGTGTTCGGTGGAGCTGGTTCTACTCTCATCGCGTGTGAACAATTAGGTAGGCAAGCAAGGATTATTGAAATAATTCCAGAGTACTGTCAGATCATTAAAGACAGATACGAAAAATATATTGGTTCCAAGTGCAAATAGTGTATTGTAGTAAAAACTACAAGGTGTAAGAAATGGAGGAAATTGAAAATTGGTGGACGCAAAAGATCGACGTCAGGGAACTCCGCAGATTTGCATGCGGTATTATTAACGACACAACTGATGAAGTACAAGTTAAAGCAGCAAAAGACCTGCTGCTTGTATTGAAAGGAAAACGAGGTAAAGTAAATTATGTAGAGGCGGGTGGCTGGAATTCTGATAATCATACTCAGGCATTATTAACGCATGCAGGAGCAGCAATCATCAACAACGATCGCTCATTATTTACCCGCGTGATGTGGTATAAATGAAAATCATCTATGAACCGCGCGGGAGAGCACGCGAGTATGCAGAACTCGCAGCCAATCTCTTTTCTGGATGTGATCATGGCTGCATCTATTGTTATGCTCCTTCCATACTGAAAAGAACACATGATCAGTTCAATCAATCAACACCTCGTGCGGGCGCAATCCGACAACTCTGCGATGATGCAGAGTTGATGAGTCGGAATAAAGACCAACGAAACGTGCTGCTGTGTTTCACTTGCGATGCATATCAGCAAATAAATGACAGATACAAACTTACACGGCAAGCAATCCAAATATTTCAGAATTATGGTGTCAGGTATACTATCCTGACAAAAGCAGGGAAACGATCGGAACAGGATTTCGATATTTGGGACCCCCAACTTGGGACTTATGCGGCAACACTTACGCTGACGAATGAAACAATGCGGCAATATTACGAACCAAATGCAGCTCCGACAATAGAACGAATCAATACATTGAAAAAAGCGCACGATTTAGGAATAAAAACATGGGTCTCATTGGAACCTGTAATCGATCCAGTACAGACATTTGAATTGATAAGACAGACCTGCGACTTTGTTGATCTTTTCAAGGTTGGTAAATTAAATTATCTTGATGAAGCTAAAGAGATTGATTGGCATAAATTTACTATCGATGTTATTGATGTTCTCAAAGAAACAAATTCGCAGTTCTATTTGAAAGAGGATATTAGGAGGTTTGCATGTCTGGTGTGATCTATGCCAACCTCTCTATTTCTGAGCAGGTATATAGCGAATTTAAAGAAATATGCGATAGATTTGGATTAAAATATGGAAAGCAGGTTGAATTAATGATGCGGCATTTCATTGAGGAGAAAAAGTTGATGAAAGCACTCTTCAGTGATTAACGGAGTTAATACATGACAAAACGTATTTCTCATAAAAGAATTGCTGAAGCACTGCGCAAAACGCACGGTAATTTTATGCTCACTGCTCAAATATTAAAATGCAGCAGAGTAGCCGTCTGGAAACGGGTCAAGGAATCAAAAGAACTTCAGGAGATTGTCGAAGAGGAACGTGAAGGTGTCGTGGATATTGCAGAATCGGCATTACAGCGTGCTGTTTTGAACGGCGAAGCATGGGCTATCCAGTTCACACTTCGTAATCTCGGGCGAGATCGTGGTTACTTTGAGAAGGCGCAGCATGAACTGACTGGCAAAGATAACGGTCCAATTCAAGTGAGGAACATCTCTGCAAAAGAACTCCTCGAACTTGCAAACCATTTGCCGCTCGAACAATGAACGTCAATTCTCATGATGCACAATTTATTTTATCAGAACTGGAAAAACGGGTTGCATTAGGCTCCCCGGCTGGTTACGCTGGAGTGGTGTCGAGATACCAGTGGAAACTCGTGCCACACCTCAAAATTTTAAATAATCTCCTTTTAAAAGTCGCGCGCGGTGAAATAAAACGGTTAATGGTGTTCATGCCGCCACGACATGGCAAATCTGAGCTCATATCACGATATTTCCCGGCATGGTATCTGTGTCGTTTTCCCGATAATCGTATTATTCTAACGTCTTATGAATCAGAATTTGCGGCATCATGGGGGAGAAAAACCCGTGATACGTTGATAGAAGCATCAGAATACATCCACCCGGATATTACCGTGAACCCGGAGAGTTCGTCTGCATCCCGGTGGGACCTGCTCGGGCGGTCAGGCGGGATGGTAACGGCAGGTGCAGGCGGGCCTATAACTGGGCGTGGTGGTCACGTTATCATCATCGACGACCCGGTCAAGAACGCGGAAGAGGCGCACAGCCGGACCATCCGGGACCGCACATGGGAATGGTATCGTTCAACGCTCTATACGAGGCTGGAACCGGGCGGCACCATCATCCTCATCATGACGCGGTGGCACGAGGACGACCTTGCTGGGCGCATATTACGGGATTCGGCAGAGACCGGGGAACGCTGGGACGTCCTCTGTCTTCCTGCCATCGCTGAAGAGAACGACCCTCTCGGCAGGGCACCGGGTGAACCTCTCTGGGCGGAACGATTCTCCCGCGCGGAACTGGACAGGATTCGGCTGTCACTC